TATTAGTCAACTAATTAACCAATGCCAAACAAAAGAACGATTGATTTGTTAACTGAATCTTATAAAGATCAGATGACGGCCAGAAGAAAATATGAATTTAAAAATAAAAACGGAGAAAAAATTGTTGATTTATACTTTAAGCCTTTAACAAGGAATGATCGTATTCGCGCCCAAGCTGCGGCAGGCACAGATGACGCTTTGACAATATCGACTTATCTTCTTTGTAAAAATGCAGAAAACGAAGATGGTTCCCCTGCCTTTAATCCCGCAGATGCGCCAAATTTACAAAGAGAACTTCCCGAAAATGTTTTGAATGAACTTGAATTATTTATGATGAATATTCAATTAGATCAAGAAACAGCAAAAAAAGAATAGAGCGAGATAACTGGTTAAATTTCGAGTTTTTTCTCGCGTCAGAACTTGGTAAAACTATTCAAGAATTACGTTCTTTGATTACAGAAGAAGAACTGATATATTGGGCTTCATATTATCAAGTTAAGTTTGAAAGAGAAAAAAGAGAATTAAATCGCCAAAAAGCAATTAGAAGGTAATATATAATAAAGGCTTTTTTAATTTGTGGCACAGGCTAATGTAAAACTTGTTGTTGATAGTACGCAAGCCACTAGATCATTACAGGCTGTTCAAAATAAAACAAAAAATTTAAACGCAGGGATTGGAAGATTAAGGGGTGCGATTGCAAGTATTGGTATCGGTTTATTAGCAAAAAATGCAATTCAAACTTCTGCGAGTTTTGAAAAGTTAAACGTCAGACTTGGTTTGTTAACAAAAGCAAATGGTACATTTGCAAGATCGCAAGAGATAGCGGCAGAAGCGCAGAAATTATTCGGACTAAGTGCAACAGAAGCGCTTGAAGGAATAACAAATATTACTGCACGTTTGCAACCTTTGGGCGTTGGTGTTGAAGATATAAGAACTACATTTATCGGATTTAATACAGCGGCGAAACTGGCGGGAGCGTCAGCGATGGAAAGTTCCGCTGCATTTAGACAATTAGCGCAGGCTTTAGGTTCTGGGCGCTTACAAGGTGATGAATTTAGAAGTATTGCAGAACAGGTTCCAACAATACTTGCGCCAATCGCTGCTGAATTAGGAACAACAGTTGGGGGATTAAAGAAATTTGCATCAGAAGGCAAATTGACAAGTGATGTTGTTATAAGAGCATTAAAAAAAGTTGAACTTGATGGTGCGGCGTCATTGAAGGCTTTGTTAAAAAATGACCCGACACAAGTATTTAAAAACTTCAGCAATGCAACAGAAGACCTTTCAAGGGCATTTGGCGACCTGTTAAAACCCGCCGCTTTGACGGCAACAAAACAATTAACAAAATTTGTTACTGTAGTCACAGAATTTGTTCAGACAGACGCAGGGCAGGCGACATTGTTAATTGTAGGAATAGCGGCTGCGGCCAAGGCGTTGGCTGTTGCGGTTCCGATTGCGGGTGCGGCTGTCGTAGCATTTACGGCAAAAATTGCGGCTCTTAAAATTGCTGTCTTAGGTCTTTCAGGTGCTATTGCAGCAACTGGTATCGGCGCTTTTGTTATTGCTCTTGGAGCCTTAACAACGCAAATTATAAAAACAAAACGCGAGCAAAATGAATTGAATCAGGCAATAATGGATGGGTCAGAAGATCAGGTAACAGAACAATTAAATAAACAACTAGAAATTCAGAAAAAATTAGAAGAAAGATTAAAAAATGCAAATGGAAGAACAAAAGTAAGTCTTGAAAATAAACTTAAAGAAGTTGAAGCTGATATTAGACTTCTTGAAGGAAGGCAGACAACTTTGGCATCTGATGAATTAATAAATGAAAAACTTACAGAAAGAAACGAATTACTTAATCAAAATGCTACAAATCAAGATAAAAATATTCAAAAGACAAAAGAACAAAACGAAGAATTAAAAAGGCAACAGGGATTGTTTACACAGATAACAGACAATATTGCTTCAGGTGTTTCTGATGCTTTAGTTGGTGCTATTGAAGGTACAAGAACACTTGGAGAAGCAGCGCGTTCTATTGTGAATAATCTTGCAAGTGATCTTTTAAGACTTGGGGTAAATACTTTATTAAAAAGAAGTTTTGGCGGAATATTTTCAAATCTTCCGGGACTTGCAAATGGTGGTTCTGCGCAGGCAGGCCGCAGTTATTTAGTTGGAGAAAGAGGGCCGGAGATATTCACACCAAAACGAAGCGGTGTTGTAATTCCAAATAATCAAATAAGTTCTGGAAGTAGTGGCGGAATTGTTAACAATATAAATGTAAATGTAGAAGCGGGCGGCGGTCAAAACGTACAAGCAAGCGAAAGAGATTCAAAAGAACTTGGCTTTGCCCTTGCTTCAGCGATACAATCAGAATTAATAAAACAAAAAAGGCCGGGAGGTTTACTAGCAACTTAAAATGGCAACCTTTCCAAGCATCACACCCACATATCAGGGTTTTTCAAAAAAATCCGCGCCCGCTGTTCGCACAGTAAGGTTTGCAGATGGCTTTGAACAAAGAATATTTTTTGGACTAGCAAGTAATCAAAACCCAAAAATCTACAATGTAAATTTTGAACTTAGCGAAACAGAATCAGATGTTGTTGAAGCGTTTCTTGATAGCCGCGCAAACGATCAGGAAAGTTTTACATTTACACCGCCGGGCGAAGGCTTTACAAAAACAGGTACATATTCCCAAAGCGGGACAACTGTTACTATCAGTATCACCTCACACGGTGTTGCAATAGGTGATGTTTTGACGATTGACTATACATCAGGTTCAGCAACCGATGGTTCTTTCACAGTTGCAACAGCGGTTGATGCAAATACATTTACAGTAACAGCCGCTTCAAGTGCAACAAATAGCGGAAATGTTTCGATCACTCTTTCAGGTGCAAAGAAATTTGTTTGTGAAACTTGGTCGAAATCAATTCCATATAACAACAGGGCGTCAATCAGCGCTACATTCAGGCAAGTATTTGAAGCATGAGTACAGATAAAATTGTAAGCGAATTACAAAATGTCAATCCATCAGCGGTTATTGAACTTTTTACCTTAACACTTGATAATTCATTACACGGCGCAACAACAACTTATCGTTTTCATGCGGGAACAAGTTTGAAAGATAATGGCGAAATAGTTTGGCAAGGTAATTCTTATACAAGATACCCTGTTCAAGCTGAAGGTTTTCAATATGGAAAAGGACAACTTCCACGCCCGACCTTGACTTTTTCAAATGCTATTGGAACTATTTCAGCAATATTAATTTTAGTAAATGCAACAACAACAGGAAATGATTTGACAGGTGCAACTGTTAAAAGAATAAGAACGCAGGCAAGATTTATTGATTCCGCAAATTTTCCAAGCAATGTTAACCCTTATGGAACCCCAGATGCCACAGCAGAATATCCCCAAGAAATTTATACTATTGATAGAAAATCAGCAGAAAATAGAAATATAGTAACTTTTGAACTTGCGGCTGTTTTTGATATGGCGGGAGTTCGAGCGCCGAAGCGTCAATGTACAAGGTCTGAATTTCCAAGTATTGGATTGATAGTGTGATGAGTTGGAAAGATGACGCATTACTTCATGCTAAAGAACAAGACCCAAAAGAATCTTGCGGTCTTTTATTAAATATTCGCGGGAAAGAAAAATATTTTCCTTGCCAAAATTTGGCAATAACTTCGCATCAATGTTTCATAATGAACCCAGAAGATTTTGTAAAAGGTGATGAACTTGGAGAAATTATTGGTATTGTTCACTCTCACCCGACAACGCCGCCTGTTGCTTCTGAAGCCGATAAAATAAGTTGTGAGCAATCGAATTTGCCTTGGTATATTATCAACCCTAAAACTGAACTTTGGGGATATTTCGAGCCTTGTGGGTTTAAAGCGCCTTTACTTGGGCGGCCTTGGGTTTGGGGTGTTACTGATTGTTTAAGTTTGGTAGAGGATTGGTATTTGCAAGAGAAAGGAATTACTTTTAAAAAAGCTACAAGACCTTTAACACCTGAAATATTTCACCAAAACCCACAATCAAAAGAAGATGGCGATTTTAATAATTATCTAATTACAGTGGGTTTTCGTTTGTTAGCACCAAATGAAAAATTAAAAAATGGCGATGTTTTGGCGATGAGTATTCTTGGAGAAGGTTTAAATCATGTAGGGATTTTTTTAGATGGTGATGTTTTACATCATTTAGGCGATAGACTATCTTGTAAAGAACCATACAATCCTTGGTTGTTAAAATGTACAGGGGGTCGGTATCGTTATGCTTCGCAAAATTAAATTATATGGAGAATTGGCAAAAGAAATTGGCCATAAAGAATTTGAAGATATAAATGTTTCTAATGTTGCGCAGGCCGTAAGTTTCTTAATAAATAATTTTCCTCAACTGGAAAGTCATATGGCAAATAGATATTATAAAGTTATTGCTAATAATGATGAAATTGGTCAAGACGAGCTTCACAATCCTATTGGTAAATCAGATATTTCTTTTGTACCTGTTATTTCAGGTTCGGGGGGTAATTTCGGAAAGGTGCTTCTTGGAGTGGCCTTAATTGGTCTATCTTTTACAGCATTTGGGCCGGCGGGAAGTTTATTTCACGGCGGTTCAGGTGCGGGCTTGGCGGGTGGTGGTGGTTTGATAGGTGCGGGTGGTTTATATGCGGCAGGGGCGTATGGTTCGGCGGCTCTTGGTGTTATTGGTGCGGGATTAGTTTTAAGTGGTGTGAGTGGTATGCTGTTCCCTGTTCCAAAACAGCCAGAATTTTCAAGCGAAGAAGACCCGCGTTTGTCATTTAGTTTTTCAGGAACGCAACAAACAAGCCGGGCCGGAACGCCCGTCCCGATTGTATATGGAGAAATCTTCACTGGCTCAGTCGTTATAAGTGCCTCAACAGATACGGAGCAAGTACAGGCATGACAGATAAAAAGAAAATTATTCGCGGTTCATTTGGTGGACGCTCTTCGCCCCCGCCCCCAAGACAACCAACAAGAACCCCTGATACTCTCCACAGTAAGCAATTCGCGACTTTTCTCGATCTTATATCAGAAGGAGAAATTGAAGGTTCTGCAACCGCTTCAAAAGAAGGCATCACAGACCGCACTTCAACTGCATATATTAATGCGTATCTTAAAGACGTTTTTCTTAACGATACCCCTGTTTTAAAAGCATCAGCATCTTCTTCAAGTCCTCAAGACCTTGATTTTAATTTTCAAAATGTTACTTTTACGCCACGCTTCGGAACTGCAAATCAGACAAAAGTTGATGGAATTGAAAGTTCTTCTTCAATAACACCTGTCGGCGTTACGGTTACAGCTTCTGCGCCAGTAACAAGACAAATTACAAATACAAATGTAGATCGGATAAAAGTTTCAATATCATTTCCACAAATTCAAAAAGCAACAAACGAGGGTGATCTTTTAGGTTCAACTGTTCAATTAAAAATTGCTGTTCAATATAATTCAGGAGGTTTTACCGATGTAATTGAAGATACCGTTACAGGTCGAACCGCTGACGCATATCAAAAAGATTATTCAGTAAAAATCACAGGTTCTTTTCCTGTTGATATTAGAGTTATAAGAGTTACAGCAGATTCAACAGATTCTTCTTTAATTGATGCGTTTCAATTCACAAGTTTTGCAGAAATCATTGACGATGCAAGTACTTATGCAAACTCAGCGTATAACGCTTTAAGGCTTGATTCTCAACAGTTCAGCGCAATTCCACGCCGGAAATTCCGTATTCGCGGTATTAAAGTAAGGATTCCGGGCGCAGGTGCTTCAAGTTCAGGAACGCCAACTGTTGATTCACAAACAGGTCGTATTGTTTATCCTGACGGATATATTTTTAATGGCGTTATGGGCGCTGCGGTTTGGACAAGTTGCCCTGCAATGATCTTGCTTGATCTTTTAACGACAGAAAGATATGGTTTTGGAACACATATTGCAGATGCAAACCTTGATTTATTTTCTTTCGTAACCGCATCAAAATTTGCAAATACTCTTGTTGATGATGGCTTCGGCGGACAGGAAGCAAGATTTTCTTGCAACGTAAATATTCAATCTTCAAGTTCCGCATTTGACTTGATAAATGAACTTGCGGGTGTTATGCGGTGCATGCCGATCTGGTCAACCGGAAGTATTTTACTCGCTCAAGATTCTCCCAAAGATTCCTCGTTCCTTTTCTCACTTGCCAACGTGGGAAATGATGGTTTCAATTATTCT